TAGTATGGTTCACGATGGCTCTATCTCAGCTTATTTGTTAGAAAAAGGTATTGTCCCACCAGCCCGTGATAGAAATCCTATTACTAAAAAAAACTATGCAGGTGGTTATTTGTTCTGTCCTACAGCAGGGATTTTTAAATACATGTTTGATGAGGATTTGACTTCACTATACCCTTCAATTATTATGTCTCTAAACATTGGTAAAGAGACTTTAGTAGGACGAATCGTGATGCCTGATGAAAAAGTAGTAGTTGAAGGTAAAGAAATATTCAATTGTAGGTATGCTCTAAATGATTTGAAACGAATGGACCCAGATACAATTCTAAACATTCAAAATGCTAAACGTAAATTAGCCCAAATCAAAGTTAAAGAAATTATCAAACTAATTGAAACTGAAAAACTAGCAGTTTCAGCTAATGGAGTTTTATATAGAACTGATTATGACTCAGTATTGAAAACAATTCTTGCTAAATGGTTTGAAGAACGAGTCATTTATAAAAACGAAATGAAAAAAGCTTATAAATCAGGTAACCCTGAACTAGGTGAACAAATGCACTTAAAACAACATACAATGAAAATCTTACTAAACAGCTTGTATGGTGCAACAGCTCTTGGTAGCTTTAGATATGGTAATGTAATTTTGAGTGAAAGTATTACTTTAACAGGACAACGCATCATTCAAGAATCAGCATTGTTTGCAAATACACATATGAATAAAGTAATGAAAGGTGAATTAAGTTTATGATTAAAGTTGAACACAAGACTTATAGAGATAATAGAGGATCCTATACAGCATTTCCTACAAACTTAGAAAATATTCAATGGGATCAATGTTCTATTAGTGTTAATGATGCACGAGGAACATTTAGAGGTCTCCACTACCAGACTAATCCTGCTCAGATTAAATATATAAAAGTTATTCAGGGTGCTATTCTTGATTTCTTAGTAGATTTAGAAAATGATTTAAAAGTAGATTCTATAATGCTTAGTTCTAATGTAGATCAAGCAGTTCTTATTCCTAATAATTATGCTCACGGATTTTTAACTTTAGAACCTAATACTATAGTAGTTTACTTAGTAAAAGGTAAATATAACCCAGAATCTGAGCATAGTATTGTATGGAATACTATTCCTGAAGTCCAGGCTCAAGTAAAAAAACATACTAGTAAAGTAATTTTATCCGAAAAAGATGCAAATGGAAAATAAGTTAACAAAACAAGCAATTCGTAGAGGAGTAACTATTTTTTGTAGAAATAAAATTCTTACAAAAGACGAGATTATAACTCTAAGTGAAAAATGGACTGAAAAAGAATTAAATTTTTTTAGAAAAATGCTTAGACAAGGTGGACGTTTTAGTGTTCAAGGAGTTAAATTTTATATCACAGTCCCTGACCAAATCTACAACAACAAAGGTGAAGTTGAAGGTGTAATTCATGAAAACGAAGAAGAACAACATTCTTGATCTACACGGAGTTAAACATAGTGATGTAGAAGATAGGTTAGTTGGGTATTTCTTTTTAAAAGGAAATTCCCAATGCACTATTATTACAGGTAACTCTACTAGAATGAAAAATATTGTTATTCAATTTCTTAATAAACACGATTACAATTACTATATTCCAAGTCATAATTTAGGCGAAATACAAGTATGGGACTAAAAAAACCAGATAACGTAGCAGATAACCCAGGACTCTTACCTTACGCCAGTAATGTAAGTGCTCCTGTTATTCGTCCTGATAACATTGATGATTGGAAACTTAAAGGTGTTTACAAAGTAAATAAACAAATTGAAACTAAATTTAACGAACTTAAAGAAGAGTATCTTAAATTAGTTGAAGAATACAGATGGAATGAGTTGGTTTATCAAGCTAAATTTTCATACGAACCCGTTATTGGTGAAACTTATCACCTTTACGTTGGGAGAGACGGAAATCCTTTCTTATCTTTAATAGCACCAAATGAATGGAATATGGAACATATTGGTTCTTTTAGACTAAATAGTGAACAAAAATGGATTAAGGTATGATACAATTAGAAACTACACCTTGGTTTATTACAAATAAAGAGGACGAAAACTACTGCGTTTATGTTGATACAGATTCTAATTATTATAATGCTGAACCTTTGCTTAGGCATCTCTACCCTAATTTTGATGCTATGGCCGAAGAAGAACGGGATGCTAAGCTCGAAGAAATCGCCCTCAAATACCAAGACTTAATTACAGAGTATTATGATACCTTAGCTAAGGAAGCATTTAATATTCCCGAACATAGGTTTGAAATGAAAACTGAATGCATTATCCGTTCAGGTTATTTTAGAGCTACTCGACGTTACGCACAATGGATTACTAAAAAAGAAGGTGTGCCTAAAGATGATTTAGATATTAAAGGGTTAGAATTTATGAAAGCTAACTTCCCTAAAATATTTGGAGATTTCTTTAAAGATGTTTTACAACGAGTAATTAAAGGTGCCCCTCAAAAAGAAATTGATGAGTTGCTAAAAGCATTCAGAACTAAAGTTTTATCCTCAGATATGGATATTACAATTCTAGGTAACCCTACTCGTGTAAATACTTTAGATAAGTATATTGCTTCTAAACCTAAAGTAGGAGAAATGTTTTCAATTGTAGCTCAAGGTGCTCCTGCTCCTGTAAAAGCAGCTATTAAATATAATGATTTACTTTCATTTTGGAAATTAGATAGACAACACTCTAAAATTGTTCAAGGCGATAAAGTAAAATGGATTTATCTAAAAGATAACCCATACAAAATTGAAGCACTTGCATTTTTAGACTTTGATATGCCAGAAAAGATTCGTATATTATTAAATGAATACGCAGATAAAAATAAATCATTTGAAACTATTCTAGAAAGTAAATTACAAGGGTTTTATAGTGATTTAGGATGGGATTTGAATTTGAACCCATACCGAAATCTATTTTTTAATTTTTAGTTATGATAAATAAATTAGAGTTACAATCCGTTATCAACAAATATTTCCTGAATGGAATGGTTGAATCAGTAAAATGGAATACTGAAGATAACGCGCTAACTATTGACTTCCAATCGCCCAACAAGGACATGATTGGATGCGTAAAACACACGAATTTCCCGCTAGAAGACAGCGAAATTGCGGTGTATGATACATCTAAACTGAATAAGTTATTGGGGATTGCTAGTGGTGAGGTTGTATTAGAATTAGAAAAAACTCATGCTGTTTATACTAAACTCATTATCTCAGATTCTAATTATACCCTCAATTTCTCACTTACAGATTTGTTACTTATCCAAGATTTAGGTAATGTAACTGATCCCCAAAACTACGAAATTATAGGTGATTTAGGTGAAGAAAAAATTAGTGCAATTATAAAAGCACACAACGCACTTGAAAGCGATAATATGATTGTTCGTATTGATCGAGATTTAGATGGTGAAGATTGCTTGATGCTCACATTTGGTGATAACACAAACCACACTAACAAAATTGATTACCAATTCCCAGACGCTACCTTAAATGATGTGCCTTACGGAACCAAAATCCCATTTAATTCAGCTATGGTTAAAACTATCCTAAACAATAATAAGGATGCTACATCAGCTAAGCTTAGTGTTAATAAACAAGGATTGATGAGGTTGCTATTTCAAGGTGAGAATTGGACAAGTGTTTATTATATTATTAGAAAAGCAGATATTTAATATATGTATAATTGCAACTGAAAGGGGCACAAACCGACTTACCTTATGGAAGTCAAAATAAATGTTTAACTAAATAAATCTAAGGATTATGACACTAATTAGAGAATTTCACACACCGTTCGACGTTTTAGTTCGAAACTTTTTCAACAATGATTTCGGTTTTGTCCCAGCCGGAGAAACAAAAATTGGACACCCAGTTGATATTTACGAAGACAAAGAAGGCCTCCACATTGAAGTGGCATGCACTGGTCTTGCTAAAGAAGATGTAAATATCCATATTGAAGGAGATATTCTTCGTATCTCATATGATAAGAACGCTGAAAATGTAGAGGATAAACAATATTATTCTCGTGGCATTGCAAAACGTTCTTTTAATTTAGGTTATAAAATTGCACAACGTTTTGACCTCGGTGTAGCTGAGGCAAAAATGGAAAATGGTTTGCTTACTATTCACATCCCTTTCACTAAAGAAAGTAAACCAAAATCATTAAAAATTAAGTAAAATTGTTTGTGCCCCCAAAGTTGTTTTCGTATATTTAAGTTATTATAAATTAAAATCAGTTATGGCAAAACCTAGTAAATCAAATCTACGATTCATTAAGGATCCAGTATTGGAACCTTATTACATTCAATTGGACGATTATTGTTATATCGCTCAAAAATCTACCTATTCAGAAGCCGGTAACGAATACCAAACTACTCTTGGTCATTATGGCACTTTGAGTGGTTGTCTTGAAGCTATTGCTCGTGATGATGCTAAATCAGAAAATTACAATTCACTTCGAGCATTCGTAGAACGATTTGAAACTAAAGTAGCCGAACTTAAAACCCTATTAAACGCATGATTGAAGCACTTTTCAACGCAATTATCGTCAAACCAGTTGAGTTTGAAGAACAAATGTATGGTAACATTGTAGTCCCTGATTTAGGAAATGAAAAAAACCAAACCGCAACTGTAATATCAGTTGGCCCAGGTCATTATTCAGCAACCGGTTTTTTTGTTGAAACCGTTTTAAAAGAAAATGACGTAGTTATTCTACCTACTATGGGATTTACTAAATTCGAATGGGAAGGTGAAGAATATTGGATTGGTCGTGAAAATGATATTTTAGCAAAAATTAATAAATAATGAGTAAAGTTATAGAATTTGGTCCTGAAGCACGTAAACAACTAGTCTCAGGTATTGATAAATTGGCTGATGCAGTAGTATCAACCTTAGGTCCTAACGGACGAAATGTTGTTATCGCTAACAACAATGGTTATCCCCAAAGCACTAAAGATGGTGTAACGGTTGCTAAATCTATTTCATTGAGTAACAATGTAGAGGAAGTAGGAGCATCAATGGTTAAACAAGCAGCTATTAAAACTGCTGATGGAGCTGGAGATGGCACTACAACCTCTACGTTGTTAGCTCGTGAGATGGTAAAAGCAGGTCTTTCATATCTTAATAATGGTGCTAATGCAGTTGAAATTAAGCGTGGTATTGATACTGCTGTAAAACAAGTAGTAGAAGCAATCCGTAAAAATGCTGAAGATATCTCAAGTGAAGAACAACTTGAACAAATCGCTACCATTTCAGCTAACAACGACCCAGAAATTGGTAAACTTATTGCTACTGCTATGCAAAAAGTAGGTCGTGAGGGTGTAGTAACAATCGAAGAATCTAAATCAGGCGAAACCTATTTAGAAACAGTAGAAGGTATGCAATTTGATCGTGGTTATAAATCACATTATTTTGTAACTGATAACAGTAGTATGTCTTGTTATCTTGAAAATCCTCTTATCCTTATCGCAGATAAAAGATTTACACAAGCAAAAGAACTGCTACCTATCTTAGAAGGCGTTTCTAATCAAAATCGTCCTCTATTACTTATTGCTGAAGATATTGACAATGAGGCACTTGCTACTCTTATTGTAAACAAAATGAGAGGCACTATTAAAGTTTGTGCTGTTAAGGCTCCTGACTTTGGTGATCGTCGTAAATTAATTTTAGATGATATTGCATCTTTGACAGGTGGGCAAGTATTTAGCACAGATAAAGGTATGAAGCTTGATAAATTCAGCTGGGACTGGTTTGGACAAGCCCGTAATGTAACAATAACTAAAGATCAAACTACAATTGTAGATGGAAGAGGAGAATCTGAATCAATACAAACACGTATTGAAGAACTTCAACAACAAATCGAAAAAGCAACGTCCGCTTTCGAACAAGAAAAACTTCAAGAAAGGCTTGCGAAATTCGTCGGAGGAGTGGCAATAGTCCACGTTGGTGGAAACACTGAAACTGAAATGAAAGAAAAGAAGGATCGTGTAGAAGACGCTCTTCACGCGACCAAAGCTGCTATTGAAGAAGGTATTGTTCCTGGTGGTGGTGCTGCTTTACTTTATGCTCGTGAAGTAATTGAAGATGCTAATATTGGCTCTAAGATTGTATATCAAGCTTGTGGTAAACCATTTACCCAAATTCTTTCTAACGCTGGATATGACAATACTAAAGCTGAAATGTTGGCTTGGAATGTTATTCAAGAAGAAGATGAGTGGTATGGTTATAACCTTAAAACCAAAAAGTTTGCTAACATGAAGGATGAAGGCATTATCGACCCAGCTAAAGTAACACGTTTAGCACTTGAAAACGCAGCTTCAGTAGCAGGCACTATTCTCTTGACAGAGTGTGTTGTTGTAGATAACCCTGAAGATAAAAAAGAAGTTGACCCCATGGCAGGAATGGGCGGAATGTTCTAATGAAAACAGAAAAACAAGAATATCTAGAAATTATTGCCAATAGACAAGCACCTGGTGACCGCTGGGTGCTTGTTGGTGATAAGGTAGTTCATAACTCACTTACTGAGGCACTAGAGGGATGGTTCCAAAAGAACCAAGAAAAAGCAGAGTTTAGACTTGCTCCTTTAAAAGGAATATTGTATGTTATACGCACAGAAGAAGTAGAAATTAAACCTGAACCACCTAAGAAATTTAACATTTATGGTGACTACGAATAAGGAACATACATTACTAGTTGAAAAATACCGTTCTAAAGTCTTAGACGAATATGTTGGTAATGAAAATATTAAAAAAACCATCAATCAGTATCTTAAACAGAACGATATCCAAAACTTAATATTTTATGGACCAGCAGGCACAGGTAAAACCACGCTAGCTAAACTTATTGTTAATAATCTTAATTGCGATCACCTATATATTAACGCTTCAGATGAGCGTGGTATTGAAACAATTAGAGATAAAGTATCAGGTTTTGCTTCTACCGCTTCATTTAAACCACTTAAAGTAGTTATTCTAGATGAAGCTGATTTCCTCACTATCCAGGCGCAGGCATCTCTTCGTAATGTCATTGAAACGTTCTCACGTAACACACGTTTTATTTTAACGTGTAATTACGTAGAACGTATCATTGACCCCTTACAATCGCGTTGCCAAGTCCTGAAGATTATACCTCCTTCTAAAGCTGATGTCGCAATGCATATTGCGGGTATTATGGAGAAAGAAGGTGTTTCATTTGAGCGTGAAGATCTAAAAACAATTGTAAACCAATTCTACCCAGATCTACGTAAATGTCTTAATACAATTCAATTATCTATTGTTCACGATAAAGTAAAAGGTGAAGACGATAAATGGCTTAAAATTGACAAATCAATACTTGTATCATCTAATTATATGACTCAAGTATTAAAAGAACTCACTCAAAAGAAACCCAATTTCAATAACATTAGACAAATTATTGCAGATGCAAATGTTCAAGATTTTGAAGAATTATATCGTTACCTTTATGATAACGCTTCTTTCTATGCTTCTGGGTCCGAAGGAATGGTGGCAGTATATGTTAACGAATATTCGTATCAAGCTAACTTTCGCATTGATAAAGAAATAAACGCAATGGCACTTATTGCTAAATTAATTGAATTAGCTAAACCTAAAGTATTGTGAATTATCAAATAATTAATGCTAGTGATAAATTATTTAAAGTAGTTAGAATCCTTAGAGATGATCGAGAATGGGATCTAGAAACTTTAAGAACACTATGGCATTGTAGTCATACTTTTAAAAAAGAAGGTGCTATATATTTTGTAAGAGAAATTCAAGATGTATTAGAATATGAAGAATTTTCTTAAATTCACTGTAATTTGGATTAGCCAAAACCTATCCATACCTTTCTGGATGGTAGGACACGTTCATTTAATGACAACAATTTATCAAGACATACACGAGATTTTAGCCAGCTTAGGTATGAACATTATAGTATTAATTGGCTTTATTTTAGATTATAAACAACAAAAATCATGAATCAACAACCTCCTCAACTAAACATTGATATTAAAAATACTCAAAAGGTAGAAACTCCTGATGGTAATTATGTAGTAGCTGAAGGGATTATTCTTCGTAAAGCATCTAAATTTATGACTGGCACTGCCGAAGATGCCCTTATTCCTATCCCTGTATTTTATGATGTTAAAACAGGTCGTATTTTAACAGATACCCTCCCTAAGGAACTTCAGGACGATTATGACACTATTTGATTGGTTAAATGAAATAACAATCAAAAAAACTTCCCCCGAAAACTTCAGTGAAGAGTCATGGGATAAGTTTAATTCTTACATGGTTCATAGATATTTATCTATGTATATAAGTTACATTGATATTGTAAATTATGTGCAAAAGATTAATCCAACCAATAAGAAACAAATTTATTCCATTTACCGAGAAATGATCCCAAAACAAAAAGTTTGGCTCAAATATATCAAGAGCAAAACACCAAAGAAGAATGACGAACTAGTAAATTATATAGCCAAATATTTTGAATGCTCTTTAGGTGAAGCAGATCATTATATTGATATTTTAAGAGAAAATGGAGTTCGTAGTATTCTTTGGGAAATGGGAATCGATGAAAAAGAACAAAACAAACTTGTAAAAAGTTTATAAATGGAAGAAAAAGCAGGTTACGGCCCAAAGGCAAGTGAAATCCTTAAAAAAGAATATCCTCACATTTACAATGGCTATATGGCTATCGTGGAAGAGCAGCTGGAGTTATTCAGCAAAAAACATCTTGACTACGGTATGGCTAATATCAGTGCTGGCACTTTACTTGCTACTGAAGAAGAAAGGGCTTTTGCTCTTACAGGACTTTGGTATCGCATAAGTGATAAAATTAGTAGATGGAAAAATCTACTTATCAACAATAAAAGAATTAATAACGAACCACTAACTGATACTTATCAGGATATCGTAAATTACGGTATTATTGCTCAATTAGTTGAGCGTGGTTTGTGGAAAAAGTAAGTTTTGAAGAAAAAAATACCTTCCATTATAAAGGAAGTAAAAACAAACACGCCCCCAGACATCAATTTTGGCTATCAAAAACTCATCTCGTTTAGCCAATTTTCAATGTATGAGCAGTGCCCTCACAAATGGGCACTGCAATACAGGGACGGACATCGAAAAACAGAAGTTTCTATTCATATGACTTTTGGAACAGCAATCCACGAGTCACTACAGCTGTATTTAACTACAATGTATGAAGAAAGCAAAGCAGCAGCTGATAGAATTGATTTGATAGAGCATTTTGAAACTACACTTAGAAACCAATACAGAACTGATTATGAGAAAAACAATAAAGTTCACTTCTCAGATTCAACCCAATTAAGAGAATTCTTTGATGATGGAGTTGCTATTATCAATTGGTTTAAAAAGAAAAACGGAGCGTATTTTAGCAAGCGTAACTGCTGGATAGTTGGTTGTGAAGTGCCTATCCAATTAACGCCTAATCCCACATTTAAGA